GATAAATCTACTATTTTATTTTTATCATATTCTGCAATCCATTCTTTACGTTTATCTGCTAATTTACCATCAAATGCTAGATTATAAGCATCATCTGATTTATCATCATATGTATAAGTTACCATTTTCATATTTTTAAAAAATTGCTTACCTTCCTCAGATGTTGAAGAACCACAACCTTTAAGATAAGTAATATTCCATCCCGCAATACTATTGTTTTGTTCCCATTCTTCATATTCTTGAAGAGTATAGAAATATTGTGTATTTGTTCCTTTTTTAATACGAATAATAGGAGTTAACATTGTTTTTATAAAGCCTTTCATCTTGAATAAAGAAGGCCATTGAGATTGAAACATATTCGTTATCAATCCTTTGATATGTGTTCCATCTAAATCTGCATCTACTAAACAAATAATTCCTTTATATCTTAAAGAAGTAGTATCTGTATAAGTTTTATTACTTTCTAATCCTAAGATTTTTTTAAGATTTGATATTTCTTCATTCTGTGCTAATTTTGCAATTGATACAGATTTACAATTCATTAATTTTCCACGAATTGCCGCACAACCATAAGATTCTGGATTAATTAATTGTGTTTTACCGGATGTAAATAAAGTTTGTGCCGATAATCCTTCACAAATATATAAATAACATTGATCTGATTTTTTAGTTCCAGCCCAAGGAGCATCCATAAAACCTTTAATAATAACTTTATTTAGTTTTTTACCATCTGATTTTGATATTTGTTTATCTAATTGTGCATCACTTAATACTAAAGCTTTATCAATAATACCACTATCTTTATATAATTTTTGAATAAATTTGTCTGATATTTCACATTTTGAACCAAACTTAGATTGTGGTAAATTCATCAAATCTTTTGTTTGACTATCATATGTAGGATTATTTAATAAACATTTAATACCTAAAAACAAGTTATCTTTAATAAATTGTGGTTTTAAAGTTTTTTTCTTTTTAGCGGCAAGTTCCACTAAACCTTTAACAATTTGTTGTTGAATATAATCTACGTGTTTTCCACCTAATCTGGTATGAATACCATTTACATAAGCCATATGAACAAATCCATTATTACTTAATGAAGCACATATTTCCCAACGATCGCCATATTTTTCAAAAACTTTAGCACCTTCAACAAAATTAACACAAAACTTTTCAAAATCCTTAATATTAATTTTATTACCATTGAAAAATACATTTACATTTGGGGGGGTTAATGCTGCTATTTCATATGTTCGTTTCTTAAATAATGAAAAAATATCATCTGTAATTGTAGTAACACCAAAACGTGCTAAATCAATTTTACATTTGATTTCTGTATAAGGCGATTTAGTTGATTGACGAATAGATGGTTTATCTTTAGTTGCTAAGTTATCACGAAATGTTTGTTTAAATATCTTTTTATTACGATGATCTACAGTTTCTACAGTAGCTTCTGTTGAAAATATAATAGCTAATTTTGCACCTAAACCATTTAAACCACCTGTAAGTCTTACTTTATCTTTATCATAATTACCGGATGTAAGTAATTCTCCGAAAATTAATGAAGGATTGTATAATTTAGTTTCTTCGTGAATTTCAATAGAAATACCATCACCATCATTATATACAGATACAGTATTTGTTTCACGATCAACATTTATTTTTATATTTTTAACAAGTTGTTTATCTTCTAATTCTGAAATATTCATACGAATTACATGATCGGCTGCATTAACAACTAATTCATCAAAAATCTTGTATAATGCAGGACTATAAGTTATCGTTTTTTTAATAAATTGATTTTCATCATTTACAATAAAACTATCAAAAGCATCAGGTGTTATAGATCCTACATACATTTCAGGTGATTGTTCTAAAATATGAGTTCGTAATTCATGTTTTTTATATTCAGTCATATTGATATATCTTAATATTATTAATCATTTTTATATGTTAATAATTATAAAATGAATATGAATTTACGTATTTGGTTACATTTTATTATTTTAGCCATTATTTTGTTATTTACAATCATTCATATGTTATATATGCTTATAGCATTTGATAATTATACATTTACTAAATTATTTTATATAATAATAATGTTAGGAGCAATATATTTATTATTACAACCTCATACATTATTACCATTTTTAGGTAATTCTGCATTTCCAGCAACTGTTATAGTAGATGAGAAATATCCAAAAGAATATTCATATCAATATGTATTAGATTTACCTAAACATAATGATGATAAAAAAGTAATTTATTGGGCAGCTAAACAAGATAAAGAAGATAATAATAAAATATTTGAAAATCCTTGGTTAGCTTATGATAATTATGAAAATGTTGGTGTTACTAAAATTAAAAATGGGCAAGCTATTATTAAATTACATTTACCGAATGGTTATAAAGTTGGTATGGGTAAAGAAATTAAACCACATTTTCATTATCGTATTTGTTGTAAAAAAAATATAATGTTAAGTCAAGTTTATACGGTTTATATTTAAGTATTCCCTTGAACATAATTAATTATTAATTCTGCTAATTCATCAGGAGTCTTATCATCACTATTTATTTTTAATGTTGGTAATCCTCCTGTAGAACTTATATTATCATAACATTCTTCGTGTTTATTATACAATAATTGTATTAAATTATAATCAATTATTCTTTCGCTTTCACGATCACGTTCTTTAATCCTATTGTAAGAAACATTAGGTGATGATTGTATATATATATATAATACGGGTTCAACAACACTTTTATTATATTTTTCATCTACATTATTATATAAATACTCTAATATACTATATTCTTGTAAAGTAAATTTATCTTTATAAACTTTTACAAATGTTTCATAAGTAAATTTAGGACTTCTCTCCATATATAAGATAGAATTTGATTTTGTTTGAATAAAAGCTCTATCTAAATAAACTTTAAGTTGAAAATCAAAATATCCTTTATCATTATTATAAATATTTTCTAAATATGTTTCCCATTCTTGAACAGGTTCAAAACTTACAATTTGATTATGATTTTTTTGTAATTTATCTAATATTGTTGATTTACCCGAACCGATATTACCATCAATGGTTATAACTGGCATTTTATAATTATTTTTTATTTAATTCATTTTTATATATAAAAAATGAATTAGATTAAATATATAGTAGTAAATGGAAGATCTTGAAAATCAATTAGATAAATTATGTATTGATGAAAAACTTACATTTAATTCATTTATAGAATTTATAAATATTAAGTATCCTGAACAAAATTATCCTATTATTTATGATTTATATGATGATGATAAAAAATGGATAACATCCAATGGTGGTAGTTGGCATAGAAATTCTAAAAAAACTAAATATAAAATATTTATTTGTTGTAGTGCTACTAAAATTAAATATAATTGGAATTATAGTGATGTTGAAGAATCACATATTATTGATTTAGTAAGCAAATTATGTTTTAAAGATAGAAATAAAAACCAAAATAATTATATTGGTATTTATAGTCATAATAAAAATAAAGAAAATATAAATAGACCTATACGAGAAGATATAAAAAGAATTATTAAAGTTAAACAATGTTTGCATTGTGGAAAAAGTAATGATACCGTTGTAGATCATAAAAATGATTTATATAATGATCCACGTGTTTTAGATATGAAAACACAAACAATTGATGATTTTCAACCTTTATGTAATGGTTGTAATTTAATAAAAAGAGCGTATAATGTTAAAATGCTTAAAACTGGTAAAAGATTTGATGCTTGTGAATTACCTATATTAAAACACTTAGGTGTTAGTTATACATCAGGTAATGAAAATTTTGATATAAAAGATGTAAATACTTTACAAGGTGTATATTGGACTGATATTGAAGATTTTATTAAAAAAGCGTTGATTCGTAATATTACAATATATAATTCAGATTATTATTAATTCGTAATATTACAATATATAATTCAGATTATTATTAATTCGTAATATTACAATATATAATTCAGATTATTATTAATTCGTAATATTACAATATATAATTCAGATTATTATTAAATTGTTATATCACTTAATGCTTGTTCTAATTCTACAATATCGGAATTTAATATAGTCATAATTTTATCAAAATATTCTTTATTAATTTCGCAACCTTTAAATTGTCTATTTGTATTTTTACAAGCAATAGCAGTTGTTCCCCCACCTAAAAATGTATCAAGAACAACATCATTTGGATTAGAATGTTTTTTAATTAATTCTTCAAATAATTGTAAATTTTTTTGTGTTGGATGAAATCTATTTTTACCACTTGCCATTGGAAATCTATATATACCTATATCATAAGAACTATTAAATGTTGGTTTATTTCCTTTAATACCTAATAAAGCTATTTCTCTAGAATTAGTAAGGTAATTAATTTTACTATTAATTGGTTGTGGATTTGTTTTAATCCATTCAATAAATCTTATTTGTTTAAATCCTACTTTTTCCATTAATTCTTTTAAAGGTGTTATCTTCCATATATCAAACCAAATAATTAATGTTCCTGATTTTTTTAATTTATTATAATATTTTTCTATAATTAATTCCAATTGTTCCATTGTAAAATTTTCATCCCATTCCCCAAAATTAGTTTTCGTTGCATATTTTTTACCTAAAATACTTCCATATTTTAAATAATTTTCTTTAGACCAACCATCACCTTTATCATTTTTTAATTCATCTGTTGGTTTATCTAAAGTTTTTTTATATTCTAACCATTCTTCTTCTGTTTTAACATTAATATTATCTTCTTTATGTTTTGCAACAATTGCATGATGTTTATTCATACCACTATCTTTAGAAATAATATAAGGAGGATCGGTAAGAATAAGATCAATACTTTTATTTTGAATTGTTTCTAAAAAAATTAAAGCATCTTTATTATCAATTAACATTTCCTATAATTTATAATATCATTTCATTTTTAAATAAGAATGTATAAAATAACAGATAATATAAAAAAATCATTAACATTAAAACTTAGTAAAGCTAGAAAAACTATTAAAGAAAATAATGATATATATTTAGATTCAGATCATGAACAGTTATGTTTATATTATAAAAAATATCAAGATTTAATGAAACAATTTAATACAAAAAAAACTAAAATAACTTATAATACTTTAAAAATTGATAAACATATATTATCAGAGGATCATTTAGATGATCTTATAATATTTAAAAATAATAATATTCATATTGATTTATTATATAATGATTATAATAAAAAATTTATTAATAAATTATATGTATTAAATAATATTTCTTATTATGAAGAATGGATTAAAATACAAAATGAATTTATTTCTAATTTAACTTCTGAAGAAATATTTACATTACGATGTCATACACACGATGGAGATGTTATTATTAATTATTTTATTAATAATAATTTTAATATTGATATTGATATTGATTTAGTTGATAATGGTTATAGAAAATCTACATTAATTATTGATAAAAAACAATTTAATACAAATAGAAATTTTATATTATTTTATTATCAAATTAAAAAATATTTATATTTTGAAAATCATAGTAAATATAGTATTTTATCAAGATTAGAATTAGAAAAATATATTATTGAAAATTATAAAACATTTGATTGGAATAAAATATTAATTTTGTATATTAAAGATATTAAAAATATATTTAATAAATCACCAAAAATTAAAGATACTATTGTTATTTATAGAGGTGTTAATGATGATTATTATATTAAAAAATCTACAAAAGGTATTTATAATTCTGATACTTTAAGTAGTTATACATTAGATCATAAAACTGCTATAAATTATGCAAGTAAAAATTGTTGTATAATGAGAGTTAAATTAATTAAAGGTTGTAAAGCTATTTTGCTTGATAATATAAGTCCATATGATGAAGCAGAGATATTATTACCATTTGATACTAAATATAATATAGATCATCCTAGACATTTTATCAATTATTATAAACAAAATGATATTTGTCCAGATGATACGAAAAGTAAAAAAATAATGGTTACTGATTTATCTGTAATAACATCTATTAATAGTAGATAATTTTATCTTAGAAATTTTGTATTTTATTTAGATTTATTTAGATTTATTTAGATTTATTTAGATTTATTTAGATTTATTTAGATTTATTTAGATTTATTTAGATTCTAAACTAATTATTCTATCTTCTAAACTTTGTATTTTATTTAATAAATTATCAATTATCTTTAATTTATGATCATTAGATATCTCTAAACTATTTTCATCTAATTTAAGATTTGTCCAATTACCATCTTTATAATATAATATATCTTTATCATTTGGAATATTATTAATATTAATTAAATTTTTAGATGCAATATTGGAATTAACTCTATCTTCAGTATAATATTTATTTTCACCTTCAACAATATCATTTGTTGATATTTGTTCATAATTTACATAAATAGATCCTGTTAAATTAATATCACCATTAATATCTATTTTTTTATTTGGATTTTCTACACCAATTCCTATATTATTATAATAATTATTAATAATAATATTTTTATTCATAGATTCAATCCATGCATCTGTAGTAGCATCTAAATCATAATCAGTTGTAGATTCAAATAAATCAGTAACAAATAAATTATTTTGAGGGTATTTAATTTTAAGATATTTTTCCCAATCCTTTAATGTTAATTCATTTAAGGTTTGTTTTTGAATTAATTCATTTGTATTAATAATTTCTAATAATTTTGTTTCATTTATTGTTGGATCTAATTCTAATAATTTTGAAGGTATTATATTTCGTTTTCTTTTTCTTATTTTCATTTTTCCTTCTGTTATTGATATCTTATTCTCATCTCCTATCCATAAAGAATTATCTGAAAGAAATAAATGTCTTATCTTCTTTTCCGCCGATCCTATATCATATATTGCATTCGTTTCTGGTATTATATGTTTCGATATTTCTAATATTGTTGTTGAATCATCTATTCCATTAATAGTATTAACTGCTTTTAATTCATTATTACTTGTAATTTCTAAACTATTAGTATCAATTTTTAATGAATTAAGTGTATTTGTTGTATCAAAATACATTAAAGAATGTTCATCTGGAGGTAATGCAGATAATGCAGATAATAATTTATTTAATGAATTATTATCTCCTTTAATATTTGATTTATATTTAATAATTAATACACCTGAAGCACCATTACCACCATTTGTATCACCACTTCCAATTCCACCAATTGTTGCACCACCACCACCGCTTCCATAATTTGTAGCATTTATACCATTATAAGAATTTCCAGTTATAAAGGTTTGATAACCACCACCATTACCACCTCCATATACACCGTTTCCTCCACCTCTTTTTGAATATGTCCCGAAATCTTTTGTATATCCACCACCACCACCACCACCAGATACTTCTATTGAAATCCCAGTAATATCTATAATTATACCATTTCCACCATTTCCACCTCCAAATGTAGTTGCCGAATTACCAACTGAACCCATACCACCACCGCCTCCACCAAAATAATTAAGATCTCCAATTCCTCCATCATATCCTTTTGTTCCTACACCTACAATTCCTTGATATGTTGCACCACCACCACAAGCACCACCTAATCCATTTGTTATAGTATCTAATTTACCACCTGCACCACCACCACCTCCTATTGCTTCATATAAAATAGTTGAATTTTTTTTAAAAACTGTTGTAATACCATTATTTCCTGCTACATCTGATAAATTACCAATTCCACCACTACCTCCTTTACCAACTTTAATTGTATATGTAGTATTTGCTAAAAGTGTAGTAGAATTAATTTGATATTCACCAGCTCCACCACCACCTGAACCTTTAGTATTTTCTGCAGAACCACCACCACCGCCACCTCCTCCTATTAAAACTATATCACATTCCGTAGGATTTTCAAAACTTATTGTATAAGTTGTTTGACCTGAAATATCATTTTGATTATCATAAACAAAAGTTAATATTTTATAATCAGGATTTAATATCATATTATTTGCTAAATATCCTATTTCAATTTGAGTTAATACTTTATCATATATACGAAAGTCATCTAAATAACCTGTAAATCCATTATTTTCACCACTTCCACCTAAAAATTTAAAATCATCGGTATTATCTATAGAACTTACACCAATCATTGATGTATAACTTCCAATTGATGATGTTGTTAATTCTTCACCATTTTGATATATTTTTATTGCATCATTATTTGCTATTCCTGTTCTTAAATCAATTACAATTGTAATATGAATCCAAGTATTTGGTGTAAATGTTGCAGATGCTACATAATCAACTGAATTCCAACTATTCGGTGATACAAAAACATCTATTGTATCCGCATATTGTCTTATAATAAATGAACTATCTTGTCTAAATATATGTTCAATTGTATTTGTGTTTGTTGTATTTGTGCTTTTAACCCAAAAAGCAAAACTAACTTGTTTTGTTGTATTAAAGATTTGTGTTAGCCAATTTGCAGGTGTTATAAGATAACCTGTTGTGTCATCTGGATCGCTTTTATATAATGAACCATTTCCTAATATTTTATCAGTAGTTGAATATATACCATCATTTGATATTGTTGTTCGTGGTGTTAATGTTAAAGAGATCGGATTTGGTGCTGAATTTTCAAATAAAGCAATAGAATTATCAAATTTCCAATGAGTTATTAAATTAGTTGAATCTGTTTCCAATATAGTATATTCTGTAATAGTATCTTGTGTTTCATAAATTGATTTTGATTTTAATAATTCTTCTTTACCGTATATATACCATTCATCAAAATTTAAAGCATCATAATTTCCATTTAATTTATTAACAACTAAACCAAAATAATCATATGTTTCTGTTGTTGTTATATTTTCTTCAAAATATCCATTTGAATATGTTGGATTTGTAGTTTTATGAAATAAAACTATCCAATTTATTCCATCATTACTACCATATATTTTATATTCACCGGGTAATCTATTTACATATGTTGATCTTTGTTTAAAACCATATTTACTTAATTTAATTTTTACAGGTAATTGTATTTTTACCCAATCACCTTTATAATCACTTACTATATATTGCGATTTATTGTATAATCCTGTAGTTGTTGAATATTGATATCTAGAACCATAATATCCATTTGATGTTTTAAATGCTGAATATCCTGACCAATTAGAATTATATGTAGTTGATTCCCAAGTATTATAAACACCATTACCGTAATTTTGTCCTGATATAATATGATTTGCTGACAATAAATTACGTATTGGAGGATATGTTCGTTCTTCTGTATATGTGGGTGTAATTGAATGATCATTAATAGTAATATTAGTTGAATTAACCGAATTATTAGTACCTGAAGATACACCACCAATTACTTTTAATTTATTATCATTTGTAATTTCTAAAGTATCTGTATCAAATTTAAGATTTAACCAATTATTATTATTATAATATAATATAGAATTATTGTCGGGTATTGAATTAAATGAAACTAAATTTTTACTTAAAATATTTGAATCAACTCTTTCATCTGTATAATATAAATTAGATCCTTCAATAATATTTGTTGTATTAATGATTTGATTATTTAAATAAATATCACCTAATAAATTAATATCACCATTTACATCTAATTTTTTATTTGGATTTATTGTTCCAATTCCAACATTTCCATTATTAATAATTTTTAAAATATTATTATTATTATTTTTAATATCAAGGAAATCTTTATCACCTGTTTGATTAACTAATACTGCAGGATTATTACTATTAATTACTCTTAATTGCTCAGTTATTTCAACAAATTCATTATTAATAATATTATTAATAAATACTTCGTTTGTTATATTTGTAGAACTCATATTTACATAATATTATAGGTTTAAAAATTATAATTACAATGATCTTTAAAAATACTACTTAATAAAGTAATTAATTTACTTTAGGTAATATAATATTGTATAATGATTTATAATGATTTATAATTGATTTATAATTAATTTATAATTGATTTATAATTGATTTATAATATTGTATAATGATTTATAATGATTTATAATATTGTATAATGATTTATAATGATTTATAATAATTTATAATTGATTTATAATATTGTATAATATTGTATAATGATTTATAATGATTTATAATAATTTATAATTGATTTATAATTAATTTATAATTGATTTATAATATTGTATAATATTGTATAATAATTTATAATAATTTATAATTAATTTATAATTGATTTATAATTAATTTATAATTGATTTATAATATTGTATAATATTGTATAATTTACTATGATCTTTAATAGGTTCTTTAAGTATTATAATAATTTATAATTGATTTATAATTAATTTATAATTGATTTATAATAGTTTATAATATTGTATAATTTACTATGATCTTTAATAGGTTCTTTAAGTATTATAATAATTTATAATATTGTATAATTTACTATGATCTTTAATAGGTTCTTTAAGTATTATAATAATTTATAATATTGTATAATAATTTATAATATACTATAATTTTTAGTAGATTATATAAAAATAAATAATTGTTTTTTAAACTATGTAATTAAGCTTTCATTTTCTGTAATCGATTTGATTTATTCATTTTATCTATACTATCCATAATACGGTGAGTTGTCATTCCTGCTACAGATGTTATTGCAGATGTTTTTATTCCTTTACCTTTCAATGTTTTTCGTATATGTTGTTGTATAGCATTAAATAAAGGTGTTGCTATACATCCACCCATCATTGCAGGTCTTGCAGTTAAAGTATTAAAATTGATTAACATTTCTACTTCGTTTTTAGGTGCTACTGTGTAATCTTCTGTAGCATATTGAGATGGATGTATTGAAGGAACACCTCCTTTAATCAACATTCTTTTAGAATATTTTGATTCTAACTTATTTATATGATCTTGTGATGATTTCTTTGTTAAGTCATTTGCAATTAAATTAACATATAGTATGATTTTTAAAGGATCATCATCGGTCTTTAATTTAGTTATTACTTTATTTTTATTTGTAGGATTTAGGAGTTCAAGTATGTGATTATACATTTTTACTTATAATATAATAAAATAATAAAACAATGGTTGATATTGAAACAGATATACCTGTAAATGTTTTAAATGGACGTATAAATATTTCGGGAAATAACGAAAATGGATTAGCCTATAAAAATAATAATGAAAAACAAAACTTATGTAATTATTCTACAGAAGCTATATCTCATACTACAGAACGAACACCTTTAGCAGATTTATTCTTTTCACAACAAAATATGGATATTTTGCAATTAGGTATGCGTAATATGATTTTAAATAAAACGGAAGGTGCATATAGTATAGGAAAACAAAATGAAACTGAATTAAAAATTATTATGAGAGCTATGTTTATTCAACATGCTAAATATCGAACAGATATTCCAATTAACATTCAAATACAAGAGATTAATAGAAAAGTTTTAGAATTTTCAGTTCCACGTATTATTTCTAGTTTAAATATGAAACGTAAATATTTAAATGATATTCAAAAATTACCAGTTCCGTTAGAACATTCACAATCTATGTCAACAAAAGGAACAAAAGAATTAGAATTTAAAGGATTTTAAAATCTTGTATGTTATATAAAATGACTGATGATACAGACAAATACACTAAACAATTAAAATATAATGCTTTTATGGGAACAATCGCAATATGCGTAGTATATGCTATTATTGCGCTTGCTATGATATTATATATTAATTTAACTGAACAAGGTAAAGCATTATATTCTGATTTAAAACCATTTGCTTTAACATTCATTTTTGGTACATTATTTATTATTATGGTTGTAACTTTAATGGTTGTATATTGGGAACCTGAACAAGCAACTAAAAAAGAAATTAGTGATGTATTACGTAATCCTTTAAGTTGTCCTGATTATTATACTTTAAGTAATGTTGATCCAATAGGTGATGCTAATACAGTAGGTAAAGATACTTTAGTAGCTTTTTCAAGTAATATAAAATATAATAAAGATAATGGTAGGTCAGAATATAATATTATTGGAGAAACTGATCCAGTAGATTTAGGTAATTATATTATTGACGCTGACAACTCAAATATTGTTGCACATCATAGATGTATTGCTGATCCAGAGATTTATATAACTGATCCATTGAAAGGTAAATCAAAAACTGAATTTATTTCAGGAGATATTACTAATCATAAAGATAATACTGGTATTGATGGACTAAATGCTAATCAAAAAAAAGCATTAGCGTCATTTACAACAATGTATGGTGGAAATAATAGTGGAAATATAATTGATCATAGTTTAAGTGCAAATGATTATGGTTCCTATCCATCAAAATCTCTTAGTACATACGATTGTTCCACAGTATATCCAGAATATTTAGCACAATTAGATGCGAAAGAATATATAAATAATAATGAAACAGGATCTCAAAATTTACATCGTTGTGGGTGGGCTAAAGCTTGCCGTGTTCCTTGGACATCTGCCGGATGTTCATAAAAAGCATATAAACATTTTTTATTATTAATAACCATAACAATGAGGGTAAAAAAAAGAGATGGTAGTTATGAAGATGTATCATTTGATAAAGTTACCCGTCGTATCAAAAATCATAGTGAAGATTTAGTAAATCTAAATCCAACTAGTATTGCACAATTTGTATGTGCTCGTATTTATGATGGTGTTCCAACATCTGAATTAGATGAATTAACATCTCAAATATGTTCAAGTTATATTACAGAACATCCAGAATATGGGATATTAAGTTCTCGTATAATAATAAGTAATCATCATAAAAATACTTCACCATCTTTTAGTGAAGTAATTAATATTTTATATAATGCTAAAGATCGTTTAGATAATCATAATCCTTTAATTTCAGACGAAGTTTGTAATGCAGTTAATGAACATAAAGAGAAATTAAATACAATAATAGATTACGATCGTGATTATTACATTGATTATTTTGGTTTTAAGACTTTAGAACGTTCTTATTTGTTGAAAGTAGAAAATAAGATAATAGAAAGACCGCAACATTTATTTATGCGTGTTGCATTGGGTATTCACGGAAATGATATTAAAGAAGTAATTGAAACATATGATATGTTGTCTAAAAAATTGGCAATTCATGCTACCCCAACTTTATTTAATGCAGGAACACCACGATCGCAAATGGCATCGTGTTTTTTACAAGCAATGAAAGATGATAGTATTGAAGGAATATTTGATACATTGAAAAGTTGTGCAAATATTTCAAAATATAGTGGTGGTGTAGGATTGCATGTCCACGATGTAAGAGGAAAAGGATCTTATATTCGTGGAACAAATGGAACAAGCAATGGAATAATTCCAATGTTATCAGTTTATAATAAGACAGCAATGTATGTAGATCAATGTTTTCGTGGTGATACAAATGTATATACTTTTTCGGGAACAAAGAAGATTGAAAAGATTCGTGAAGGAGAATATGTATTAACATCAGATGGGAGTTATCATAAAGTCTTAAAGAAAATTACAACAAAAATAAATAAAGATACTTTTAGAGTTAGAACAAATAACTCTATTGATACGGTGTATGTTACACCTGAACATCAAATATATGCTTTAACAAATATGCCTTCATTGCCAATTTATGAATTAAAGAATTATATGAATAATAATATTGATAAGATTCCAAAATATGTGGATCTTAAATCTTTAACAACATTTGATTATATAGGGTATCCTATACCAATAGTTGATGATGAGGTTGAATGTGATGAAGATATGTGTTTATATTCAGGAATAATATTAAGCAATGGTTATATAGATAGTGGATATCAATATGTATCATTTTATAGGGATAAAGGAATTGATATGTTAAAAGTATTGACAAATTTTTTAGATAAATATAAAATAGAATATAGTAAATATACTGAAAGAAACCGGACTATAATTAAATGGAAAACACAAGAAGGAATTCGTCCTATAAAAAACTTTTTACAATTATCAAAAGATTGTGTTAAAATATTCTTAGAAGGTTTATTAAAAGCGAATGGTTGTAAGATAAATGATACTTATAATTGTATGTTTTATAATGTGGATGATGTAAAAAAGTATATTTGTTATTATGTAAAGTATTTATTTTTACGTTTAGGTGTATTGGTGGATGGTTTTTATAAATCTGAGCAAAAATACAATGTAGTTTGTATTCCATATTGTGAAGAATTATTTAGTATTTTTAGTTACTCTGAAAAATCACCAGATGAAAAGACTTTAAATTATTTTGAAGTAGATAATGTTTTATGGACAGGTATTAAATCGATTGATAAAATGAAAAACTTTGAAGGATATGTATATGATCTTAATGTTAAAGATAATCATAGTTATGTTACAGAAATGGGAATTGTTCATAATAGTGGAAAACGGAATGGTAATTTTGCAATTTATTTAGAACCATCACATCCTGATATTGAATCTTTTATTGATTTACGTAAAAACCACGGTAATGAAGCTGAAAGGTGTCGTGAGTTATTTATAGCATTATGGATTCCTGATTTATTTATGGAAAAAGTAAAGAATGATGAGGAATGGTGTTTATTTTGTCCTGATAAATGTAAAGGATTATCAGATGTATATGGTGAAGATTATGTTAAATTATATAATCAATATGAAATAGAAAAAAAATATGAAAAAAAAATAAAAGCACAAGATTTATGGAAAGCTATTTGTATAGCACAAAAAGAAACAGGAACTCCATATATTTGTTTTAAAGATGCTTGTAATTCCAAAAGCAATCAAAAAAATTTAGGAACAATTAAATCATCTAATTTATGTGCTGAAATTATTGAATATAGTAATAAAGATGAAACTGCTGTATGTAATTTAGCAAGCATTGCATTACCAATGTATATTAAAGATGGTATTTATGATTATAAAAAATTATCAGAAATATCTATGATATTAACGAAAAACTTAAATAAAGTTATTGATAAAACTTTTTATCCTACAAAAGAAACGGAAATTAGTAATAAAAAACATAGACCTATTGGAATTGGTGTTCAAGGATTAGCGGATGTATTTGCTATTTTAAATATTCCTTTTGATAGTGATGAAGCAAAAGAAATTAATAAAAAGATATTTGAATCTATATATTATGGTGCTTTAACAATGTCAGTAAATTTGGCAGAAAAATATGGTCCATATAGTTCTTATGAAAATTCACCTATTTCTAATAATATTTTACAATATGATATGTGGGATGTAGTTCCATCAGAATTATGGGATTGGGATACATTGCGAGAACGTATTACTAAATATGGTATTCGTAATAGTTTATTAATTGCTTTAATGCCTACTGCATCTACAAGTCAAATATTAGGTTTTAATGAATGTTTTGAACCTTTTACAACAAATATTTATAATCGTAGGACATTGGCGGGTGAGTTCTTTGTTATAAATAAATATCTTATCAATAAACTTATTGAATTGAAGTTATGGAATAAAGAGATGAAAAACAAATTAATTGAAAATAAAGGTTCTGTTCAAAATATTGAAGAGATACCGGAGGATATTCGTAAAGTTTTTAAAACTGCATATGAAATACATCCTAAAACAATAATAGAACAAGCATCTGATCGTGGTGCTTATGTATGTCAATCGCAAAGTATGAATATTTTCTTAGAAGATCCTGATATTACAAAATTGAGTAATATGCATTTTTATTCGTGGAAAAAAGGATTAAAGACGGGTATATATTATTTACGGACCAGACCTGTTGCAAGGGTTCAAGCTTTTTCACAAGAAGCGAAGAAATATGAACGCGAAGATACAGAATGTTTAAATTGTGGTGCTTAATAAAAAATTATACATAATAGAATATTATGGATTCTATATTATACACTTCAACAAGTAATATTGAAGATTATACCAAACAACATAAAAATATATTAGGTGTAAGTAGTTTTTGGTTTTTATTTGTAGGGTTATGTGGTATTAAAAATAACAGTAGTTATATTAAATTTTGCGGATTTTATATAATAATATGTGGAATATTAAGTTTAATATTTTGGTATAATCCTGTATTAAATAGTATAAATCATTGGTTAGATAAATATATAGCAACAATATATTTTATACAATTTTTTATTATTAATATCTATTATAATAATAGATATTTAGATTTACATAAAACGTGTTTTTTATTAGTATCTATAGTAATATTTTTTATAATTTCTGATAAGTTTTTACAAAAAACCGATTTACATAATGCTTTTTGGTCTCATATTATATTCAGATATATTTGTTATGTTGGATTACTTATTGCATTTGTTCAACAATTATCAATAAATTTTATAGTAGTATTTACAGTAATATATTTTATTCATATATTTTACTTATTATTGTTGGATAATATAGAATATGAGATGGAATTATTTAAATTATTAATTTTTATTTAAATTACTAATTTTTTTTCTATTAAAGTTGAAAAGTAGTTATCATCTTTAACATTATTAACTTACGAACCCGACCTGTTGCAAGGGTTCAAGCTTTTTCACAAGAAGCGAAGAAATATGAGCGCGAAGATACAGAATGTTTAAATTGTGGTGCTTAAATAAATGTTTCATTAATTAAATGACTAACATTACCAACAATACATTGATCAATATCAAAAATAAATATATACGGTAATTTCATTATTTATTCTTTATATAATGAAAAATATGACAGTTATAATAGTAGGTGCAGGTATAGCAGGACTTTATACGGCTTATAAATTATCTAAAAAAACAACAGATATAAGAATAATAGAAAAATCTGATCGTTATGGAGGAAGAATATATACATACAATGGTGAATATGATGTAGGAGCAGGAAGATTAGGTAAAAAACAAAAGTTGGTAATGAAATTAATAAAAGAATTTAATTTAGAACATTTAATAGTAGATATAAATCCAAATAAGAATTATTATGTTGATGAAAAAATGTTAGATGAACAAGGTTTATTAAAACATTATAATTCAAATTATAAATCTTTGGGTGATCTTTGGTCATATGTAATCCATTATAAATCTAAATTGGATCTAAAACAATTTACATTTCATAATTATTTAGGAACATTTATGCCTACAAAAGAAATTAAAGTTTTAGAAAGATCTTTAGGTTATATTAACGAAATGTATAGATTGAATGCATATGATGCTATTTATACATTGAAGAAAGACTTTGATGTAGAAAATAATGATTTTTTTATTTTAAAAGGTGGTTTAAGTATATTATCAAAATCATTATATGATTATATAATATCTAAAAATATTATTGTAGATTTTAATACAGAATTAAAAGATATTAAAAAAGATCATATTATAACTGATAAAGAAATTATAAAATATTCTAAATTATATTTAGCAGTATGTAAAAAAGCTTATATGAACATACCTTTTTTTGAACAATATAAAGATATATTTGATACAGTATCTGTTGGTAATTTACTAAGAATATATGCTAAATATGATTTAAATAAAAATAAATGGTTAAATAATCTCAAAAAAACTGTAACTGATAATAAATTACAATTTATTATTCCTATTACAGATGATTTAGTTCAAATTAGTTATTCTGATGATTATATAGCAACTTATTGGAATACTTTATCTACAAAGGAAACAAAAATACAAATAACAAGAATATTAAAAGAAATGTTTCCGGATAAGAATGTAGAAGAACCATTATGGATAACAAAACATTATTGGTGTTGTGGAAGTCATTTTTGGAAACCGAATATAAATTCAAAAGATATACAAAAAAAAATAAATAATATAGATAAAAATATAAAGATAGTAGGAGAAATATATAGTAGTAGACAAGCGTGGATTGAAGGTGCTTTAGAAACAGTTGAAAAAGTAATTTAATAATGGGTAATACGTGTAGTTGTTGTGAAAAAGAGGAATCCAAAATACAATTAGTAAAATTAAATAAAGAAGAACAAGAGATATATAAAGAATTAGAAAATAAAATGAAAATTAAAAAAAATGCATATTCTGTATTAAATAGAAAAATAATATGACGAGATAAAAGTATATAAGGATTTATTTTTATAATTAAATAATTGTAGTTTATAAATTATGATCATTTATAAATTATGTAAAAATATAATTAAATCCTTGTAAAATATTATAAAATCTTACAATATGAAATATATAAATTGTAAAATATTATAAAATCTTACAATATATAAATTTTTATAGAATCTTACAATATGAAATATATAAATTGTAAAA